CTTCAAATCGAAAGATCCAGGGTCTTCACTGTTCCTTACACCTTTCAATAATGAATATGGTTATGACAGTACTACTGTCAACGTTTTCGAAAATCAAAATGCTATTATAAACAAAAAAAATTGGTTAGTCTCAAGAGATTCGAAGTTTTCTCTTTCTGTTCCAGTTTTGGATTACAGTGCGACACCTACCACTACTAATATGGTTAACAATGCTTATAGCAAGTTACCTACAAAGAAAATTATAAAATTAAATATTCCAATTTGGAAGAAAACACATTTCGTCAATTCTGACGTTGCTACGGATAATGTCCCCGATAATTTGGATACTCAGACAATGATTATTATTCAAGCAGCTAATCGTAGTCACTGCTATGATAACACCAAAGCTCCTTCCAACTGGAGAGTAAATATGGTCGGCACTACGACTGCCAGAGATTCTTAAGTCTTTTTAAGTCTCATCGCAACCTTTCCCCTGGGGGGCATCCGCAACACGGAGAGAGAGTGAGTGCGTAGCACGAGAGAGAGAACCATGTTAATGGTTCTTTCTTTAGAGAACGCAGTTCGACTTGAAGCTTTTTCGATAGTTTTAAAAAAATGTTCCTAATGTTCCTACAGGTTAAGAATAATATAATGTTACAGAACGCAGTTCGCCTTTATTCTTAATATTCCGTCGATGATTTCCCAGTATTTCCATCTGTCAGAACTCAGTAAATCCGCATCTGGTAGAACGTTAGTGAATACCCAAATATTTGGGCAGTCAAAATATTTATCTTTAAAGTGATATCGGTCGTCGTATGCGTAACCGCTCTTCACAGTTTCAATTGCTGAATACATCTGAAACAACTTATCTTTACATATAGCTCTCGGCATATCTATTAAGTAACACTTACTCGTCGGTAGACACATAACCATTCTTAAGATATCTTTATAATCATTACAGTATGGAAGCTGTTTCCCGAGCTTATGGACTCCCATCCAAGTTGCTAGAGTGCTTTTTCCAATGTTTCCTCCAGTGTCGTGTATTATGTTTATGCTGCGTGTGTCCCACTCAGCAGACTTCTCAATTACCGACTGTTGCCACGGGTGAAGTTTCTTAATCTCCCGTATCTGTCTCGGTATATATTCGGGTTTAGGGTCGGTATCCGTCCATGGCCCGGCTTTTCTTGTGTCTTGTTTGATACAATAGAAGTTTTCTTCTTTCAGACCGTTATTAGATGTAGTACTTAATCTCATTTGTGGAAAAAGTAGTTTTATTAATTTAACTAATTCTCCTAATCTTCTCTTTTTAATTAAAGAAAATCGTCCTTGGTAATGTAAATAGCCACTGTCCCCCTCTTCTAACTGAAAGACGTATTTTTTTACAATAGTAGGATATAGTTTCTCTATTATCTCTTTATGACTTATATCTCCTTCCGGCATCGTAAAATCAAAATGATTACATGGCGAAGACATCTGTACTTTATACATATATAAAATCCTTAAGTATATTTTCCAGAATTATTTTCTTTTCTTATATTACCAAAATGCCTATCCCGATTAAAAGTTTCAATAAAAAATCCCTTAAGAAATACTCAATGAAAACCAAAAAATACAAACGCTCTACAATTCCCTCACGACTCCGTGTAAGTAGATCACGTTACACAGTCACAAGGCAAGTTTCCAAGGCAATGGCTAACTATGGCGAGAATAAGTTCTGCGGCTATAGATTAGAATGTGCCTCACCAGTTCAAAAACCCAATGGGACTCAACCTATCTCATATATGTTCTATAATGCTGGTAACACAATAGGTTCACTTCCAGAGTTTAACCCAATGAATCTTTATAAGTTCCCTCAAGGTGATACACAATTCCAACGTAATGGTCAATATATGTATCTACGTAAATCTCAGATTACTTTAGAAATTCAAATGCTTCCTATTACCGAAACGTCACCGTCAGCTCAAGCAGTTCAGCCCGAAGTTGATTTCCGCTTTATGGTAATTAAAGCAAATCGTAAATATGATAAAATCTTCAAATCGAAAGATCCAGGGTCTTCACTGTTCCTTACACCTTTCAATAATGAATATGGTTATGACAGTACTACTGTCAACGTTTTCGAAAATCAAAATGCTATTATAAACAAAAAAAAT